GAGTGGGCAGAAGAACAACCTAAGTGGGTTCAAGATGCTCTTTATGAAAATGATGCAGATGCACGTTCTGCTGCACGAGCAATTGATTTGTATAAAGCAGACCGTAACATCACAACTAAAAAGTCTGCTACATCAAAAGATGCTGCACGTTCTGTGGGAGCACGGAATGAACGCAGTAAGCCAAGCTCAGACGCAATGAGTGGGGCTATTCGAGAATCCGATGTCCAAAAGATGTCGGCTACCGAGTACGAAAAGAATGCTGACGATATTATGGAAGCTATTCGTACAGGTAACTTTATTTACGATTTATCTGGTTCAGCCCGATAAAAAGTATTGACATATAAGTTATTTATGATATAACTATATATGTATAGTTTAACTGCTACACCTCAATATATGACTACTGTAGCAGTTTCACATTTTTTAGCAAACAATATGACTTTACGGATTACCTAATACGTATGGCCCATATAACACATTTTGTAACTGATCATTACATTTTGTGATCTATATGCACCCATAGACGATTAGCCTCTATACTAAGTAATAAAGTTTTGCATCTGTAATCTAAATGCTAAAGGAGTTTTATCATGGCATTCGGAGTCGCATCAGGCTATACAAACTTGCCAAATGGCAATTTCTCGCCTGTAATTTATTCCAAACAGGTGCAACTTGCATTCCGCAAAGCATCTGTCACTGACGCTATCACTAATAATGACTATTTCGGTGAAATCGCTAACATGGGCGATACCGTTAAAATCATTAAAGAACCTGAGATTTCAGTATCTGCATACCTACGTGGTACAACAATCGCACCACAAGATTTGACAGATAACGATTTCTCTCTAGTCGTAGACCAAGCAAACTATTTTGCCTTCAAGGTTGACGACATTGAAGAAGCACACAGCCACGTCAATTTCCAAAGCTTGGCATCTGATCGTGCGGCTTATCGTCTAGCTGACCAGTATGACCAAGAAGTTCTTGGTTACCTATCTGGTTATGACCAGTCTGCTCTACATGCAAATGCCGATACAGTTAACACAACTGTTAACGGTACTAAAGCAAACTCAACAGCAGGTTCAGACGAACTTCTAGCAGCTAACAAGTTGGACATGACCGATTTTGGTAACATCACAACTGTTGGTACTGCTGGTGACTCTATCCCAGTTGCTGCTCGTCTACCAGGTGCTACAGCATTGCCAACAGCATATGCTTCACCTGCAATGATCTTGTCACGTATGGCACGTATCATGGATGGTCAGAATGTTCCTACAACAGGTCGTTGGATTGTTATCTCACCTGAGATGATGGAAATCCTACGTGACGAAGATTCACGTCTTCTAAACGCAGACTACGGTGGGTCTGGCCTACAAAACGGTTTGGTTCTTAACAACTTCCACGGTTTCCGTGTACACGTTTCTAACAACCTACCATCAGTTGGTACTGGTCCTGCAACTACAGGTACAACAGCACAGTCAACTAACTACGGTGTAATCGTAGCTGGTCATGACTCAGCGGTTGCAACTGCAGAACAGATCAACAAAACTGAAACATACCGTGATCCAGATTCATTCGCTGACATCGTTCGTGGTATGCACCTATATGGTCGCAAAATCTTGCGTCCAGAAGCTCTTGTAACAGCACGTTACAACCTAGCTTAATTATAACTAACTAAGGGGGCTGCTTCGGTGGCCCTCTTACGCATATCTAAAAGAAAGATATTCTATGGCAACTACATACATTACACTAGTAAATGATGTGCTAAGACGTTTAAATGAAGTCACACTTGATATTGCAGGTGATGGCTTTGATACTGTACGTAACGTTCAAGCTCTTGCCAAGGATGCAGTAAATAATAGTATTCGTCTTATTTTACAAGACGGTCAGGAATGGCCTTTTTTAAAAACAACATATACTCAAACATTGACAGCAGGAACGGGTACATATTCTTTTCCTTCTAATATGGGTTCAGTAGATTGGGATACGTTCTTTCTAAAAAAGACTAGTGGACTAAGTGTTAGCCCTAAACATTTAAAAGTAATTAACTACAACGACTATGTACAGAACTACAGAGTTGGTGATGAAGAAGGAGATCAGGTAAACGGTATTGGTGCTCCTGTTGTTGTATTTCAGACACAAGAAAATAAATTTGGAATTACCCCTTTACCTAACGCTGCATATGAAGTAGAATATGTGTACTTCACATACCCCAGTGATCTAAGTCTTTACAATGATACAACAATAATTCCTGATAGATTTAAACATGTGATCATTGATGGTGCAGTTATGTACATTATGAGATTCCGTAGTAATGAACAGAGTGCGGCTATTCACCAACAAAACTTTCAAAATGGTATTAAGTCAATGCGTAGATTACTACTAGACGATAATCTATATGTACGATCTACCGTAATTGAACGTGCAAGTGTTTCTAGTTTTAACAGTGCGGTATAATGGCAGACAATCTAGCATCCTTCAAAGTATTCTGCCAAGGCGGTCTAAACACTAGTCGTGATGTGTTGTCACAAGGTGAGACACAACCAGGATCAGCAGTTGCTCTAATTAACTACGAACCATCTGTTACTGGTGGTTATCGTAAGATCAACGGGTTTAGTAATGACTACGGTACAGTTACAGGCACAGGTAAAGTTCTAGGTGTTTGTGTTGCTAATGGTGTCAACGATGGTATTCTAGCTTGTCGTACACCTTCTAGTGGCTCTGACTACTTACATTATTGGGATACAGCTACATCAGCTTGGGTTGCAGTAACTACTTCTGGTTCTCCTACAATGACAGGCGTAACCAAGGTACGCTTCACTAAGTACAACTGGGGTAGTCCAAAGGTAATGCTTACTGACGGTATTAACCCTGCAGCTACATATGACGGTACAACTTATACGCAGATAACACACACAGATGCACCCAGCGCACCTAAGTTCTCACACGTATTCAAGAACCATATATTCTTAGCAGGTGACCCTAGTGAAGACACGAATCTTTATTTTAGTGCGCCATACGATGAGACTAGCTTTGCTCCTGCTGATGGGGCTGGGGTTATTAACGTTGGTTTCCCAATCGTAGCTATTAAGTCTTTTCGTGATGTTTTATATATCTTTGGTACAAACAACATTCGTAAACTTGTTGGGGATAATATCTCTAACTTTATTTTACAAGAAGTTACAGATGATCTTGGGTGCCTAGCTACAGATAGTGTTGTAGAAATTGGCGGCGATCTCTTATTTTTATCACAAGATGGCTTGCGTCCTGTGTCAGGAACTGATAAGATAGGAGATGTAAATCTTGAAACGGTATCAAAAGATATTCAGTCTATTTTTACTGACATTATTTTTGACATTGATCTTGAAGGATTAAATGCAGTAGTCATACGACAAAAGACACAGTTCCGTTATTTCTTTGCTGGTAATGATACTCAAGGTATTATCGGTGGCTTTAGACAAACACCTAACGGATTACAGTTTGAATATAGTCAGATGTTAGGTATTACTGCTACTTGTGCTGATAGTGGCTACATTGGACAGAATGAATATGTAATTCATGGTGATAGTAATGGTAAAGTCCATCGTCAAGAACAAGGTTTTAACTTTGACGGTGACGATATTTTCTCTGTGTTTCAGACACCATTCTTTCATATGCAAGACCCAGAGCAACGTAAAGTATTCTACACTGTAGCTACATATCTACGTGCTGAAGGTGACAACACAATCGTTATGTCTGCATTGTATGACTACGAAGATGTAGACACACTAAGTCCAACAAACTTTACTTTAAGCACAGAAGGTGCTGCAGCTTATTATAACGAAGCACTATACGATAGCACCGCAATCTTTGATGGTAACCCTGCCCCAGTTAAACGTACTAACATTTCAGGTTCAGGTAAGTCAGCATCATTTAAATTCGTAACTAATGATTCCAATGCGTCACACAGTATTCAGGGTCTAGTGATAACATTCGGGGTAGGAGACAGGTTATAAAATGGCAGGTTATTCACGTCAATCAGTAGCTGATATTATCGCTAATGCGGTTATTAAAGCTGCACCAGTAAACGCAGAGTATAACGCAATTCGTGATGCGTTTGCTTTCGTAGGTGGACACAAACACGATGGTAGCTCTACAGAGGGTGCTTACATACCTTTGATTGCTGACGTTGATGCATTAAACAAAGTTGTTGTAGACACATCTAATAACCGTATCAGTATTTACACTGAAGTGTCTAGTGCTGCAGTAGAACAGATACGTATTCAAGATGGTGCTATTGTTCCTGTAACGGATAATGACATTGACCTTGGTGCTTCTGCACAAAAGTTTAAGAATCTGTATGTAAATGGTATTGCAAGTATTGGCTCCATTACCCTGTCTGGTGGTACAATAGATGATACAGTTATCGGTGGTACAACCCCTAATGCTGGTACATTTACAACCCTTACTGCTACCACAGTTGATCTAAATGGTGGAGCAATAGACGGAACTATTATTGGTGCAACTACCCCTGCTGCTGCTGACTTCACTACAATGGATGCTTCTGGTAATGTTACAATCGGTGGTACTCTAGGTGTTACTGGTGTAACTACACTAGGTACAGCTAACATCACATCTGTTGACTTAGACTCAGGTGCTATTGACAATACCACTATCGGTGCTGCTACACCTGCCGCTGGTACATTTACAACTCTTACAGCTAACACAAGTCTAACTGCTGCTACTGCTGACATTAACGGTGGTACATTAGATGGTGTAGTTATTGGTGGTACATCCTCTGCTGCAGCAACCGTGACTGATCTAACAGCAACTGGTACATCTACACTTACCACTGTAGACATCAACGGAGGTGCTATTGATGGGACTGCTATTGGTGCTTCTAGTGCTGCTGCTGGTAGTTTTACAACTGTATCGACATCTGGACAAGCTACACTGGCGACTGCTGATATTAATGGTGGTACTATTGACGGTGCTATTATTGGTGCAACAAGTGCAGCAGCTATCACAGGCACAACGATTACAGGAACTAGTTTTGTCGGACCTGTCACAGGAAACGTTACAGGTAACCTTACAGGTAACGTAACTGGTAATCTGACAGGTGATGTAACAGGTAACATCACATCAAGTGGTTCATCTAGCTTCAACAACGTTACTATTGACGGTACGTTGAACATGAATGCTGGTACTACAGCTACCATCACTAACCTGACTGATCCCACAAACGCACAAGACGCTGCAACTCGCAATTATGTAGACACAAGCATTGCTAACCTTGTAGACTCAGCCCCAGGTACACTAGACACACTAAACGAACTAGCTGCTGCTCTAGGCGATGATCCTAACTTCTCAACAACTATTACAACAAGCATAGCAACCAAGCTACCACTAGCAGGTGGTACAATGACTGGTGCTATTGCTATGTCCACTAATAAGATCACTGGACTAGGTGATCCAACAGCAGCACAAGATGCTATGACTAAAGCATATGCTGATGCTACTTACCTAGCATTGTCAGGTGGCACTATGACTGGTGCTATTGACATGGGTAGCCAGAAGATCACAACTACGTACACACCTACGAATGCTGCTGATCTGACTACTAAGACATACGTAGATGGTATCCTTGGTAGTGGTACTGCCGCATCTGCAAGTGCTGCTGCCGCTGCTACATCTGAGTCTAATGCTGCAACCAGTGAGACTAATGCGGCTACTTCAGCAAGTAATGCGGCTACAAGTGAGTCTAATACGGCGACACTATATGATAACTTTGATGATCGTTACTTAGGTGCTAAAGCATCTGCTCCTACTGTAGACAATGACGGTGACGCACTTATTACTGGTGCATTGTACTTCAACACAACCACTAACATTATGAACGTCTACGGTTCATCTGGTTGGCAGTCTGCTGGTTCTGCAGTCAACGGTACATCAGATCGTGTTACTTACACTGCTACTTCAGGTCAGACAGTCTTCTCAGCTACCTATGATGCAGGTTATGTAGACGTATACTTGAACGGTGTTAAGCTACTAGCTGGCACTGACTTCACAGCTACGAATGGTACAAGCATTACGCTTGCCTCTGGTGCTGCAGTAAATGACATCGTAGACATTGTAGCTTATGGTACATTCGTCCTAGCTGATCACTACAGCAAGACTCAGTCAGATGCTCGTTACGTTGAAGTAGCTGGCGATACTATGACGGGTGCGCTTACGACTACGGGTCTGACTATTAATACAAATACAAACACGTCCATTGGCGCAAACAATGATGCGGCAGCTAGTGTTCAATTTAGAACAAATCGTTCCTCCGCAAACGCAACCATGACTAACATTGATGCGCAGTGGAACAGCACCTCCGTTGCGCAAATGCGGTTTGAAACAGGTAGCGACACAACAAATAAAGACGATGGGCGTATTAAGTTTCTTACTTCCCCGTCATCTGGTGGTGGGGTTATTACACGCCAGCTAATCGAAAACAACGGCGACATCAGCTTCTACGAGGACACAGGCACCACGGCAAAGTTCTTCTGGGATGCGAGTGCTGAGAGTTTGGGGATTGGGACGACTAGTCCAACAAGTTATGCGGTCTATGGATACGGGCCATCTATTGAGTTAAGCGGCGGTTATGGTGGTAGCGTTATAGTCTCCGATACAAGCCAAACAAATAAAACAGTACTTACGCACTATGGTAATACTGGTGAAGGTATCTTAAAAACAATAACAAGTAAGTCGCTTCATTTTTCTACAAATGATAGCGCACCAATGATGACCATCGACAGCTCTGGTAATGTTGGCATTGGGACGAGTTCACCTCTCTACAAATTCCATACTCAGATGCCTTCAGATGGCTCAATAGGAGCAGTCTTTCGGTATACAGGTGGAACTAATAATCCAGGTTTATT